GTGTTCTTGGCCCAGATGATGAAGGTGGACCAGCGGCCCCCGGCGGCGCGAAAGGCGGACTGCAGCGTGTCGAGCTCAGACGAACTCATTGCGATGTACACCGCGCCCTTGGTTCGTGCGAGGATGTTTTGACAGGCATCTCGCAGGAACTGCCCGAAGCCGTCGCCCAGGTTGTCGTTCAGAATTGGCCGGTTCTTGCCACGCAGCTTGTCCTTGGCCGTGTTGGCGTAATTCACGTTGTAGGGCGGATCGGTGAACGTCATGTCCACCAGTTCCTCACCCAGTAGCGCAGCGTAGTCCTCCGCCTTCGTGGCATCGCCACAGAGCAACTTGTGTTCGCCGAGAAGCCAGATGTCCCCGGCCCTCGACGCGGGGTTCTCGGTGACCTCTGGAACCGCGTCGTCATCGGTGAGGCCCGTAGTCGTGGACTCGTCGCCTGCGATCAGCGCTTCCCACTCGTCTTGGGAAAAGCCGGTGAGCCCCAAGTCAAAGCCGGCGTCCTTCAGTTCCGCCAACTCGATCCCGAGTAATTCATCTTCCCAGGATGCGTTCTCACCGATCTTATTGTCCGCAAGGATCAACGCCCGACGTTGCGTGTCGGTCAAATGTTCCATCGGCACGACCGGCACCTCGGTCATGCCCAGCTTACGTGCGGCCAGTAGACGTCCATGGCCCGCAATCACGTTGTTTTGACCGTCGACCAGTATCGGCGCGCCCCAGCCAAACTCGCGGATGCTCGCGGCGATCTGCGCGACCTGTGCATCAGAGTGCTGCTTGGCGTTTCGGGCATAGGGAATGAGGACCTCAATCCGCCGTCGCTCGATCCGCATGTCCACGAGCAACTCAGGCATGTTCAACCTCGAGTACCTGCCGATCAGCGGCAACCTCATCGAAGGACTGGTGGCTCGTTCCCAAGGTGATAGGGACGTCCGGATGGTTCTGGCGGAAGCGTTTGATCGCGACATCCACGTATTCAGGGGCAATCTCGACCACCCGGCATCGCCGTCCGGTGCGCTGCGCAGCCAGGAGTGAGGTGCCCGAACCGTTGAAAGGATCGAACACCACGTCACCCACATCGGAGAATGCCTCCATCACGTGCTCGGGCAACGCGACGGGGAAGACAGCCGGATGATCGATGTCCTGACCGATCTTGCCCTTGTGCCGCATGATGCGGATAACGCTGTCGGGGATACGCGTGTCCTGCGTCGGCTGGCCGGCATGGGTCCAGCCGTTGACCGTGCCGTCCTTGGCCCGCATGGCTGTGGATGACCCATCGGCGCGCAGATGCGATTCCTGGCCCGCGTGTTTGCAGGGCACGATTTTGTTTGGTTTTCGGCTGTGCCGATTGAAGTGAAAGACGAACTCAAAGCTGGGCGCAAAGCGCCCGGCCCAGTCCCCCGGCATGCCAGGACCCTGATCCCAGACGTACCACGCGAAGCGGCGCCAGCCTTGATTCCGCATCCAGCCGAGCCAGCCGTCCCAGTACGGCAACACCTCGTTGTCGCGGTGGATCAAGCCGAGGTTGACGAGCACCTGGCCATCGCTCGCCATGGGCAGCTGTGCGAATACGCCCTGCATGAGCGCATCCCAATCCCCAATGTTCTGCGTGTAATCGCGCTGATTGCCATACGGCGGTGAGGTGAAGCACAGGACAGCCCGTTCGGCCCCCATCAGCTCGGCGATGACGGTCGGATCAACAGCATTGCCGCAGATGAGTCGATGCGATCCGAGATGCCAAACATCCCCCGTCCGCGAAACGGGCTGTGCCGGGATGTCGGGGACCTCGTCGGCCTCGTCTTCGTCGGAGGAACCAGCGGTGTCATCAGCCGTGGCCAGCAGCGATTCGATCTCGCCAGACTCGAACCCCGTGAGATCGAGGTCGAACCCCGCCGCATCCAGTTCCGCCAACTCCAGCGATAGCAGTTCCTGATCCCATCCCGCCCGCTCGGTGAGCTTGTTGTCGGCGAGAATGAAGGCGCGCTTCTGGTTCTCGCTGAGGTGCGCGAGCTCGATCACCGGCAGTTCGGACAGACCTAGCTGCCGCGCAGCCAGGATCCGACCGTGACCGGCAATGACGCCGCGTTGGCCATCGACGAGGATCGGATTGTTGAAGCCGAACTCCCGGATGCTGGCCGCGATGCTCGCAATCTGCGCATCGGTATGTGCGCGCGCGTTACGGGCATAAGGAATCAGCGATTCGACCAGCCGATAATCGATGTGCAGTGGATTCATCAGTCCTAAAACGAAAAACCCGCACCGGCTCAAGTCGGTCGCGGGTCTTAGGGGATGCGTAGAGTCGGTGCTGGCTGCGCTACTCAAAACGCTGTCCAGAAGATAGTTCGAATACTACGGGCAACGGGGGTGTTTTGTTGCACGCGGGAAATTCGCTCATACCCTCTGGGGCGGCCTGACTTGCCCGTATTCGCTCCAAAACACGCTAATTCACGAAGCACGAGTACGGTCATTGAGTCTGTCGGAGACGACGAGCAGCGCGCGTCGCCAGCGCCGCCATGCCGTCGTTCGGTCGCAGGCGAAGCGGATGGTGATGGCGCGCCAACCATACCGCTTGGCACGCATCCAGATCAGGTGACGCTCTTCGATCTCCAGCCACAGTACCCAGCGCATTGTCTCCAGCATGCGCTCGACGGCTTGCGGGCTTGGCGGGATGGGACGGTAGACGGGCTCGTCGGCCGAGAACAGTTCCCACTGCTGACGCACGATCGTCGGCCAGGTGTTGAAGTACCCTTGCACGCGCACGGGAGGCAGCCGACGCCCGGTGGTCGCGGCCTCCTCGAAGCGTGCTGCCACGTCCTCGATTGTCCAGAGGGCGGAAGGTCTAGTCACGGCGGCGTCCTCCCGCTCCGTACAAGCGCTCACCGATGCGGCGCACGAACTCACGTTCGACGAAGTCCAGGCGGTCGTCGGACTCGTTGACGACCAGGATGTGCTGCTCGCGCCAGCCTTGCTGCTTGACGGCTTCGAGGTCGGTGCTCTCGGGCTGCAGGCGTGCGAGGGGGCAACGGTAGGAAGGGTTTTGCATCTTCATCTCACACCTCCTGCGTCTCGATCGCCCAATGCAGGATGGCCAGCGCATCGGCTTCGTTGTCGTCACCCGGACGGTGACCGCGTCGAGTGACTGAGGCGATCATCTCGTCCTTGCCGGCGTTGCCTTTGCCGGTGGCGTGCTTCTTGATCGTCCCCACGGGCACACCCTGATACGGGATGCTGTGGTGTTCGCACCATGCCGTGAGATGGCCCATGAAGCCACCGTAGGCATGCGCGGCATCCACGCCCGCATGACGACGGACTTCCTCGAAGTACACCGCGTTGATGTTGTCGCACGCCGTGCGCAGTTCCGCCAGCCAGCGCTTGAAGCGCAGGAAGCGCATGCCCCCGCCTTCGAAGCGTTGCGGCTTGAACTGCTCGGTGCCGCTGGTGATCGTTCCGTCCGAGTGCAGTACGGCCCAACCGGTACGGGTGCCCAGATCGAGGGCCAGGATCGTCGTATTCATCGCTTGCTCCATTTCTGGGACGAGTGACGGATGTGACGGGTTTGCCGGTTATCTCCTTATCGTGTGCGCACGCGCACGCGTAAGGGTTAATCAGTAGACCTGTCAAATCCGTCACTCAACCTCGCATCAGTCGTCTCGGTAGGGATAGCCGCCCCCGTAAGGCTTCGGACGCAGGCTGATGCCCGCCAGCGCCCGCGCACCCCCGGTCAGACGACACTTCTCGAACTTGCGTGTGGCCATGAGTTCGGCGAAGCGCTTGATCGAACCGACGTACTCGCCGGCCCGCTCCGCCCACTCACGCCAGTCGGTAAACAACTCGGACACGCCCTCGCGGTGGCTCTTCCCGAGCAGGCAGCGCTCCTCGATCCACTGACCCAGTGCATCCTCGGCTTCGAAGTACTCCTCGGTGGCGGACACAACGCACGGTGGCGGTTGCAGTCCATCGCGCTGCCAGGCAAGGCAGCCATCGATCGCCCACGCGAGGATCCCGTTCCGTTCAGCCAGCAGCCGCTCCGTGAGTTGGCCATCGCGTTTCTCGGGCGGCACGGTCACCGTGAACGGGATCAGGTGCAGGCGGCGCTTCATCGCTTCGTCCACGTTTCGGATCGAAGGCTTGTGGTTGCCGGCGATCACCAACTTGAACTGCGGGACGTATTCGAAGAAGTCCTGGCGCATGAAGCGCGCCGACACCTTGTCGCCACCCGTGATGGCCTTGACCTTGGACTCGTTCCAACGCCGCCCCTGTTCGGTTTCGATCGACGCCACGAAGCGCGCACCGCGCAATCCGGCGAGATCGGTCGGGTGCCGATCCCCACGCGCTTCCATGAACGTGTCCATCGGAGCGCTGGTGGCGTAGTCCCCAAGGATCGTGGCCAGCGTATTCACGAACACCGACTTGCCGTTGGCGCCCGTGCCGTAGAGGAAGAACAGCGCATGCGCGCTGGTGGCACCGGTCAGGCAGTAGCCGACCATGCGCTGCAGGTAGGCCTGCAAGCTCCGGTCGTCTCCCGTCACATCGTCGAGAAACACAAGCCAGCGCGAACAGTCTCCGCTCGGTGTGGCGGTGGCTAGCTTGGTCATCCGATCGGCACGGTCGTGCGGCCGCAACCGCCCGGTGCGCAGGTCGACAACCCCGCCTGGCGTATTCAACGCAAAGAGATCCGCGTCCCACTCCCCCGAGGTGGACGAGTGACGACGGTCGGATCGCGCCAGCCGGTCCACGCCGCCAACGGTGCCGCTCGCCAGGAGCTTCGCCGCCAGCCGGTGAGAGTCGACCTTTAGCGCCGCCTCCCGGCAGATGGACCGGATCAGGTGGTGCGCAAGCAACGTCTCGTCGGCTTGCCAGCGGCTACCCGTCCAGACCAGCCACTTGCCCCACGCCGCGCAGTACCGCCAGTCCTCGGCATAGCGCGAGGTGAAGGCCAGCGCCAGAGCGTCGTCCGTTGCCCAGACCGTGGCTTCCTGTGAGCGCGCGGTGTTCAGCGACTTGATGCACATGCGTGGGCCGGACGCAATGAACGCCTGGATGTCGAACCCTTCGCTCATCGCATCGGCCGCGTCCCAGCCGTCCGGCTTGTCATCGGGCGGGAGCAGTACGTCGCAGGACGCCGCGCCCGCAGCCAAGACCGCCTGCGCGGCCGACATGGCGTACTCCCAGCCCGGCTTGTCGCGGTCGGGCCAGACCAGGACGGCCTTGCCCGCGAGCGGCGACCAGTCGGTCTTGTCGACCGGCGCATTGGCGCCATGCATGGCCGTGGTCGCGACGACCCCCACACCGATCAAGGCCTGCGCGCACTTCTCCCCTTCGGTGAGGACGACCGTCTCGGCCGCCACCAGCCCGGGTTGATTGAACAGGGGCCGGGGTTCAGGCGGCGCCATCTTGCGGCGCTTGGCATCCCACGGACGGAACTCCTTCTTCCGTCCTGGCGGGTCGTA